CGGCCGATCGTGTCGCGCGGGCCACGCGAAGGCGAGAAGAGGTGCGCCATCTTTTACTAGTGAAGGGAGGAAGCAATACGTAAAGATTAGAAGGCGAAGACCAAGCGTGCGTTGCGTGTTGTGTGGCGGCCTAGCGCGGTTAAGCAACGAAGCCTTTCCAGAGGGTCGTGTGCTAGGGGCCGCCCATCAACCGCCTTGAAGCCGAAAGGCACCTTTAGCATCCCTTTGTCTGCTAGACACCCGGTAAGGGTCGCAAGCCTATCCAATCCTTTCCGACTCAACAATTCTTCAGACCACGACGAAGGCTTGCGTTGCCCCACCATCCTTCTAACAAGCTAGGGGCGAAGTCCTCCAACACCTCTCTAGGCTCCAAGGGAAGGCCACAGGGGTCACAGCTGCCCCGCGGTTAAGAGGTCTGAACCAGCTACCACACAACCCTCTAGGCCGAGACAGGTGCCTTCAAGGAAAGCAAGCATCCAAGGAGCACAACCAGGTATCAACAAAGGTAAGCACCGGGTAAGGAACCATCGTAGACCCCATCCTTTCAGTGGGTCTAGCTACTCTTGTCTCCTCATAGGGTGCAGGGGCCTGCGGGCGAGCTCGAGTCGGGGGCACCTCAAAAACGCGTCAAAAACGCTGACCAGTCTTCTAAGATTATAGGGACTGAGTCTATAATGAGCCACCGTTATTGACTACGAGCTTACCTGAGTCTTCCCGAACCACAAATTTATCGCGCCCCGGTCGCGCGGTTTCGACATAGAGAATTTTCACCCGTCCTCGTCAGCCGTGCCCGACGCCTTGCCATGCCTCTCACGCGCGCGCCTCACCGCCTCGTCACGCGACCTCTCCAGCTCCTCGCGCTGGCGCTTCTTTTTCGCCCTTTTCGCTGCCTTTGCCTCGGCCTCCTCCTCGGCGCGCTCTGCTGCCTCCGCGTCAGCCGCCTCGCGCTCCTCGAGCAGCCGCTTGAAGAGGTCGGCGCCCGACGGCGGCGGCGGCGGCGGCGCGCCTGCGCCAGCCACTGAGTGCGCGCTGAAGGGCGGCGCTGGCGAGAGCACAATGTGCTGAAGGCGGTCTGCTGACCACACGCCCATTGGCGGCGCGTGGTTCGAGAAGAAGAGCACGTGAGGGACCTTGAAGACCTTCATCTTAGACTGGTACTTGGAGCTTACGAGCTGGCCGTTCTTAAGCTTCTCGGCCATGATGTACAGGTCCTTGGCGAGGCTCACGTCCGTAGGCCGCGCAAGGTCAAAGATCACGATGGGCTGCGAGGCGTACGAGAAGGCACAGTCAGCAATCTTGCCATCAAGCTCGATGGCGTTCATGGCGCGGCACAGATAAGTGCCAAGGCGGCTCTTGCCCTGGCCACCCAGGCCATCCTCAATCCAGTAAATGTGACGGTCATGGGCTGGGCCTTTAAGGATCTCGACAAGGCACGACTGCCACGGGCGAAGGGTAAAGTCAGGCGACTCCGGAACCTTAGGCACCATAAGGTCCGCCAGCTGCGTGATGCCACTCGGGTAGCGAATGAACTGGCCCGTATACTGCTCAGCCACCAAGCGCATGCCTTCCTGTGGTCCGTTCTCGCGCAGCAGCTCGCGGATCGCGTCCATGTCCGTCCGCTCGCCCTGGCCGCCACGCTTCTCAAGGCCGTGAGCCCAGGCAGGCCGAGCCACAAGCTCGCCTTCCGGGATGGCGCGAAGGGAAGGATCAGTCACACGAGCAATGTGACCCTTGCGGTCCTTCAGGAAGACCGGGCGGCTGTCAAACTTAGTGGCCCAGATAAGGTCAAGGCCGCTCGCAGCCGGCTCGTCCTCGTCATCACCACCGCTTGGCACAACCTCGGGCTTGGCCATGAGCCACTCACGGACGGCGCCAATACGAGACTGGCTCGCAAATTCAAAGTAGCCACGAAACTTATAGCCGTCATCTTTTGAGCCCTCAAGCTGGCCACAACCATAGGTCACAAGCTCCTTCAGCTCGGAAGGCATTGGCCCAGGCGAAAAGGTCGAATGCTCGCTGTCAACAATTGCGAGCCACGCGCGCGAGCAGCCTACAGAGCTGCCACCCGAGGCCATTGAGGACGAAGAGGACGAGGCGGACGACGAAGACGACGAAGAAGGCATTATAGCTTTTGCAGGCTTGACAAACGGTCTACGTCATAGACGTCGGCTGACGCTAACGGTTAGGAACCACGAAGGGATAACCGCCTCTAACTTTTGAGGGAAAGGTCTGGGTGCCACCCTGCGTCCCCCAACCCCGCTTTAGTGCTCACTTTTCCCCTTCAACAAAAATCACGTCGTCTGACCCCATGAAAGTTCGTCAGCCTACGCGTCATCTGACTCAGAATGAACGAGAAGTGCCCTTGCTGTGACTGGGAGCACGGAATCTCTGCCAACATTGTTGACTTCTTTCTATTCGTCCTTCTCGAGAACGATATCTGTGAATACTGCCTCAACTGGGAAGTCAGAGGCGAAATGGAAGACAATCTCTCGGATTTCGTCGCCAACCTTAAGCCAAGCGACACGCAGACGATCTATTACGTTGAGAATGGATCCGTGGTAGCGTACCCTTCAAACATGACATACCACAGCGAGCGGCTTGCCATGCACGGACCCGAGAACGTCTTTGCTCCAATGCCTCGTGTTATCTGCCACAACTGCGGCTCAATGAGCCACCGCACGAAGCAGTGCGCCAAGCCCTTCGCGAACCCGGCGTTGATGGTCTATTTCGAGTGAAAGGCATAACCTCGCCTCGCCTCTCTCCCATTCACCCTTCTTCATTTCTGTAGAACCACTCTGTTCCTTTTCAGACCCACCGTCACAAATGCCGAAGGCACAGAAGGCTCGCGCGAAAACTCACAAGCACACACCTGGAAAGTTCTCACCTAAGATAGTGCATATGATTCATAAGCTTATCAAGAAGGCTGATAAGTCCCCCAGTATGACCTTTAGGCGTGGTCGTACGGGTAGGGGTATGTACGAAAGCCGCGGCAGATATAGTCATGTACGCGGCCGCGGCGTCGGTGATCTTGCCGAGGACGAAAAGTACAATCACATGTACATGAGGAAGGCTGCACAGGATATGCTTGCTAGTGGTGCTTCTATGAAGGAAGTCAAGGACAAATACCCTTCCCTTGTTTAGTGACAATTCACCATCTGTATCTTCCATGGTATCAGCTGACGCGTGCGGGCGAGGATTTGTTGGGGGCGCGTCAAAAACGCTGACTCAAAGTCTAACCAAAAGTCTTAAAACTTTGACTGTCCTTGATCATTCGCTTCGCAGAAATGGCACCACCGTCTGACAATGATTGGTTCGAGTTTATTGACGAGTCAACCTCTCTGGCTCCGAAGAGTAAGGTCAGCTATAAGAAACACATGCGAGGGCTCTTGAAGGCGTGTAGTGGAGGTACGTTGAATACCCTATCAGAGATTATGTTCAACTTTGAGCATGCTTTTTTGAGGCTTGCGAGACTTCCGCCAAACATTCAAAGGAGTCACCTCACTGCTGTGCTCTGTCTTTTCAAGCGTGGCGAGGAGGCAGGCCATTTCCGACGCTGTGACCCCATAGTCAATACCCAGTACAAGCAGTGGCTCGAAGCCCTAGGACGCTGCAACAACGCCAATCGGAAGCGCATTGACGACAACCTCCCTTCTGAGCGAGAAATCGAGTCTTCCGCTACCATGCGCGAGTGGGAGGACGCCTACGAGGAAATGCAAGAGACTGCCCCTCACTCTCAAGAGGCTTTGTTGATTGCGTTTCAGACGCTTGCCCTGCCACCCTTGCGAGGAAGCGACCTGTCCCATGTGCGCATCGGCTACCAAGCCACAGGCAACTATTTTATGGTCCGACCTGATGGCTCAGGTGAGCTCGTAATTCGTGACCACAAGTCTGCGCGCTTTTACCCGCGCCTTGAGCGCCAAATCCCACAAAGACTTGTGCACATGGTAGAGCGGTCAGTACGCGACCAACCACGCGATTGGCTCTTTTCGACAAAGGAGGGCGGCGAGTATTCAAGCTCAGGCTACCTCAAGTGGAAATCGCTTGCCTTCCAGAAAGCCTTTCGTGGGAGGCGCGTGACAAGCAACTCCCTTCGCCACGCGTTTGTCACTGAACGGGTTCACGGCAATCCCAATCTCTCTACCAACCAAGCACGCGACATTGCAGAGTCTATGGGTCACTCACTTGACATGCAGAGGCAATACGTACGATTGCGTCTGCAAGGGAGGATGTTCTAAGATGCCACAGCAACCTGGGTCGCCGGCGCCTCTGCATCCCCACTGGGCTGCTGCGTAGATGAGCTAGCAGCGCCATCCTCAGGCGAAGTAGGCGGCGCAGCAGAGGTTGCAAGGCGGAGACGAAGACGGCTCGACTTTGCATACTCCCGCTCGCGCGCGCGGCGCTCCTCGCACCGAATACACGGCTTGACCTTCTTGACGCGCTCCTTCTTAGGTCCAACAACCCCACTAGCCGGGGCGGCATCCTCCTTCAGCCCAGCGTCGAAAACAACCGCGTCAGGAGACACGACAGGGGCGTCAGTAGACGTCACGGCGACATCTACACGCTTCGGCTTAGTCTGCTTGACGCGAGGCATCTTGGAGGCGTTGGAGATGGAGAAGGCGACTGACAAGATTGCTCATTATGCGCTCAGCGAGGATGACATCCGAAAGCTCACTGGAAAGATCCCAATCTACCGTTATCCTGACCTCCAGAAGTTTTCTACTCCCGACGAGATGTTCAAGGGGAGCAAAGCAGTTGTCCTTCTTTTCTTGACCGAAGACAATGACAATGGTCACTGGCTCGCAGTCTTGAACCACCCAGACCAAATTGAGGTGTTTGACAGCTACGGGGTGAGTCCATCGGGATTTTTTTATGGGGTTTGTGTTTCGTGACGTGATAGTGGTCGGCTGATTTGCCGCTTCGAAGTGAAGTAATAGTCTAGTCGAGGCGCTTCGAAGTGACCTTAACTACACTTCGAAGCGGCCATTCCTGCCCTTCAAAAAATTTACATAGAGAAAAATCACATCCTAACAATCCCCTTCGCACTCACCCTCAGACCGCCATTGACGGAGACCGTAGTTGGATGACAAAGGACGAGCTTCGACGATTTAACGAGGCAGCTCCTCTCCTTGGCAATGTCCTTGCAAGAGCCTCGAAACCCGTCGTTCGTAACAGCCACAAGCTCCAAAAGGATGACGCGGATACGTGTGGTCGGTGGGTTGCCGCGAGGATTATGAATGCGGACATGCCTCTTCACAAATTTGTAGATAATATGATGGCGGGAAAGGGAACTCCTGATCAAGCTGTGACAGATTATACCTACCAGTTCTTGCGCAAGTGAGAGGCAAGATGTCTTTTGGTCGGAAGCGAGACCTACTCGGAGATGCTATCAGCGCGGGTGTAGTGACGAGGGCAGGCGACGGAAGCGTGCACTACGACACAAATTTGGTGTGCGAAACGACATTCGATAACGGAGTCAACTCGCTAGGTGCACATGGTCGCTTTGCGAGGTTTTCCGAAACGCGAACGCAGACACTGCTAGGCAACACTGCCAATTTTTCGGTTGCCCTCGTTCGAGCCACCATCTCAACAAACGAGATCCCTCTCTTTGTTGCCAGGCCCTCAAAGTATATTGTTGAGAATGGCGTGCCTCTTTGGGAGTGCACCGCTCAGCCTGGTCTTTCGTACACATGGACTGGTCCTGTCTACACAACAACATCTACGTCCCTTGGTCCTGCTGCGAACAAAGACTGGCTTTACGCCGCGTACCCAAATGGTGGCTTCATCCCTTTCTACACAGTGTGCACGGTGCCTGGCGCAACACCAACCGTACCCCAGATCAAGTATGGTGTGATTGACTTGTCCACTGTCGGTGTTTCAAGCGACACACTAGCGACTGTTGTGGCGTCTCGTCTCACAACGCTTTTGTCAGCAGCAACGGGCTTTACGGTGACTGTAACGTCCCCAACAGCATCTCCGTCTGCAACCATGACCCAGCAGTACTCGATCGCAAATGCAAGCGCAACTATGTCGCTGTACCTGGACTTCTCGTTCCCTTCTAGTTATGCACAGAATCGATGGATCTATACGAATACAATCCCTTCAAAGGCAGGTGTCCTCCAGGCATGCAAACTGCTTGGTTTTGTTCCTGGGCAGGTCTTTGTGGCTCCAGCAGCTACGACTACATTGCTTCCGCGCGCGTACCAGATTGGCTACAGATCTACGTTGGACCTTTACAGCTACAAAAATGCACGCTGGGTCCCAGAGGACGCAAACGTCCCAATTCCAGGTGCCGACAAGGCTATCAACGACCAAAACTCAACGTACTTTGATTGCCACAGCTACCAGCATTTCTTGCAGCAGGTGATCAACCCGACGTTTCAGAGATGTATTTACGACCCCTATGACTTTAGTGGGGCTCAGACAGTGCCACTGCCCGATCAAAGCCTTCAGCGCCAGCTTCAGGTGTGCTGTTACGCAAATTGTTCGGCGGTCTACCCTTGGAATGGGTCAACGTCCTACACTGCTACTGTTGGCATTACTGGATGTGTCGTTCAGGCTGGGATTGCGTACATCTGCATTCTTGCCAATTCAGGAAGGTCGCCCGTGTCATCACCGCAGTATTGGCAGTCATGTGGCGCATCAATCAACTACTCTTACCAGGATGGCAAGATTGGTTATCTTGTAGGCGATGTTGTGACAATCTCAAATGGAACAAACACATATTACGCCACAGCCACTGGAACCACAACTGGTGCACCTCCCACGTCCGCCAGTAGCGCCAATGGCTGGACATCTGTCCTTGGCTTCGCGAACAATGGCGACCTCACTCAGATCCAGGCAATGATCCCGGTTGTTGCAACCCAGGCACCAACCATAACCTTCAATCCCAACACTTCGCTCTTTACCCTTAACCTTGACAGCTATGGGTTCGGAGGTACAGCGTATGCGAATGCAGACGATGGTAATTTTGGTGTGCTTGATGACCCTCAGTTTAAGGCCACGAATGCACAGAAGCTCTACAATCAGGGGCTCAACGACATTGCTCGTGATTCGTGGGGTGTGACGGGTACAAACAACCTGACCACTGTTCCTTACGTTGTGGCGCGCCACCCGGGTGTTGCATTTGACGAGCGCGTCATGGTTGAGGCTGACGACTACTTCCACCAGCTTTTCGGCAACTGGCCGGCTCTGCGTTTGAACTACTTTGATCCAGCTACAGCTCTTACAACCACATATGTGCGCTATGTGCCTCAGGCCGCAAATGCGAGCCTTGCGACACCGTCTCCCCTTCCCCTAACGGCAACTACGCCTGGGTCTGTGGGTCTGTCTGCATCGTACCTTCCCTACGGCCGCCTTGGTGGCACTGTACCCTACCTCTATACGTTTCAGCAGGACTATCCCTCCTCCGGCCTCATGTGGAATCCAGTGGATGCAATTGTGGTTTTCACGGCGAATGTACCCGTCGACCCAGACCTTGCAACGCCCCCCTTTGTCATTGACGACGCAGGCAACGTGAGCCTTCAATCTAACGGAAACATCTTGAAGATTTTGGCTGAAATCAACGTAAAGTCAATGGGAAATATGCAGGCTGGCCAGCAACTTCGAAATGAAATTGTCTTTGACCCTGTGACACCGGTTCACATGGATATGCAGTCTTCGCAGAACTTCTTGAAGTTTGACTACCAGCTCTTCATGCGCTTCAAGGACCAGACGTATCGCGCTCTGACCCTCTCGCAAGGTGGTTCGGCAAACCTGCGTTTCGTTTTCACGCGGAAGTAGCGCGATCCGTGTGCATTCGTCACAACACTCCCTTGAAGGCGTGGCTTGATTGTCACCGCTTGCCAGATAAGCTCGCAAAGTATCTAGCAAGATGTCGAAGATCCTTAAGGTGGCCGTGACGGATGCGCGTCTCATGCAGGAGGAGCCGGCATATGCCGTTCAGAAGGGCGCTCTCTCTGTCAGCGTGGCTCCCTTCCAGGCCATCTCGGCCTCCAGTTCGCAGATGACGTTTCAGGTTCTTGTGCCGTCTTTGAACGTGTTTATCGACCGCAAGATCACGCTGTCCACGCCACTTTCATTCAATGCCAGTCTCTTTTGGGGTGGTCCGCGTGGTTCGAGCTATAAGCAGCTTTTCTTTGCAATCGGTAACGCTGGCACAAACGCTGCGGGCACTAGTTCGATTACCACAACGTTCTTGTATCTGAGTAATGCTAACGTTGCTGGATCTGCCTATTATCAAGCAATGAATACGGCTTATACTAATGGCCAGCCTTACCAGATTGTTGGGTACGGTTTTGCTCCGGGCACGATCATTGTAAGCGCTGCTACTGGTGCAGCTGGTATTATCACGCTCGGCTTTGCTCCGCCGACCGCTTCTGCCCAGGTCGCGTCTTCAAAGTTCATGATCCTCAACCCTACAGACTATGACACGCCCGCTGCTGAGGCATCGGCGGCGTATGCGGGTCTTGCCCAGGGTTCCGACTGCGGCCAGGCGCTGGGTGCTGGTGGCGTTGCAGGTGGCATGACAGGTTGGTGCAGCGCGGTGAGTGGCAAGGACCTTGCGTGGACGCAGTTTCCTATCCAGTCGAGCCTTGTGAACATGACTGCGACGCTCAACGATTGCACTGTCACGACGAACGGCGACACGCTCCGCGAGCAGCTCATGCTGACGTCGAGCCAGGAGACTCTCAAGCAGCGTACGACCCCTACATGCGCCGACGTGTTTGCGTGGGGTCGGGACGATGCGCAGAACGACTGTGGCAATTTTTCGACGTATGGCGCGTCGAATAATTATGGCGATATCCCGAATGGTGCTTGGCCCACGTCCTGGTCGTCTGCGCCTACATGCATTCTCCCACTGAATCCGACGACTGCTGTTGGCCAGGCTACTGCCGGTGCTGCAGCTGGTACTACTTGGCCGTTCCTGGCAGTAGGCACGGTAAACAGCTTCGTGGTTAACACTGCTGCAAGTGGAAATGCACAGGGCGGTGGAGTCGGCTTTTACATCGCAAAGGTCAACACCCAGGTCCAGCTTGCAAGCACTGCTCAGAACGTCCTTGTACCCTACCTTAACTTCCAGCCGGTGTGGACCACGAACTTTCCCGGTGGTGACATTTACGGCGGTGATCCGGCCTCTACTTCTTTTACGGCGGGATTTGCAAATGCATTTTCGGTTAGTGGTAACGTTCTCACTCTCAACATCGACGTGCCTCCAATGTGCATGATTGGCGCTCGTCTTTATGATGCAGTGGTAGGCAGTAAGCTGATCACAGTTCCGCCTCTTGCTTCTGCAAACACCAGTGCGACCGGCGTTTCTGGGCTTGTGGGTGGCATGTACCCGGGTTTTTTTGGCCAGCTTGGAAAGGCTGGGTCATCTTACATCATTGTGTGGAGTAACGTCTCTGCTGCTCCGACTCTTGTAGCAACTGGTGCAGGCTTGAGTGGGTTTTACGGTCTTCAGGGTGGCTGTCCTGTTCAGTTTCCTCTGCCTGTGTATGGCACTATTGCATGCACTGAGCCAATGGTGATTTCGCCTTTGATCTGGGCAGATTCTGCTGAGTTTCAGTCAGTCGGTCTCTATGGCATGACCAACATGCAGTTCGTCCTCAATTTTTCAACTCTTGGCACCACAAGGGCAATCGCTAACGGTTTATTTGTCCTCAGCGGTACTGCTGCAAGGGCTTCTGCCACTGTGCCCTACTGGGTTGATGACCTTACGCAGCCAAATCCCAACACTGGCAACATCCTGCGATCTTCTAACATCCGCTCGGTGCTTTCTGATCTCTCGTTTGCGAACACTGGAACGAACGGCCCGTGGGGTGGTGGTTCTTCGATGATCTACACTGTGACTCAGAGTGTTCCGACTATGCACGCAACGTTCCTGACGCCGGGTGTTGACGTTCAGCTTCCGGATGTCTCGACTGTTCCGTATAGCGAGTTTCCTCGTTATTTCTACAACCTGGGCGGGACGGCACTGGCCCTTGGCGACGTTAGCATGACGTCTCAGACGATTTCTCTCACGTCTATTCCGGACATGATCATGGTTTTTGTGAAGCCGAAGACTCGCGGGCCTTCGCAGCTCGACACGTACATCCCCGTTCGTGGTGCTTCGATTACCTTTGACAATTTCAGCAACCTTTGCAGCTCGTACCAGCAGCCTCAGCTGTATGAGTGCGCGGTTGCGGCTGGTCTTGACATGGACTACCACCAGTGGCGTGGCTTCACGCAGGCCCAGTACCCCTCTGGAATCCTCAGTGTTTCTAACACGGGTTATAGCGCACAGAGCCCCTTTACGCAGACGAGCGGTGGCCCTCTTCTGCTGCGCTTCGGCCAGGACATTACGCTGCAGCCGGGCCTTGCGCCGGGGTGCCTGGGCAACTACTCGCTGCAGGTGACCCTGACCCTTGACAATCGCAAGGGGTACTTTTCCTACACTTCGGATCCAGTGCTCACGATCATCGCCATCAATAGCGGCTTTTTCGAGACCATGCGTGGCCAGTCGGCGATCCGCAAGACCATCCTACAGATGGCGGATGTTGCGGCGGCGACCACGGATAGTGGCATGTCAAAGACGCACCTGAACCGCATGGTTGGTCGCGGTAACTTCCTGAGTGGTGCATCGAACCTGGCACACCGCGCTCTGGGGGCGTTCAAGACGGCAAAGGGTATCAATGACCGCTATGGTCTCACTGACCTTGCTCGTACGTATGGTGGCACCACGGGATCGCGCATTGCGGACATGGCGGACTCGGCAATGAGTAACGGTGCTGCAATGCACGACTCGCTGTATGGTGCGAGCGGGAGCGGTAAGCGCCACCGCCACTCCGGACTGTAAACCCAATTGATGCGTAAGCCTACGGCTGAAAAAGCACTAGGCTGTGTCGACTGACGTCTACTGACAAGGTTTAAAATGAAGACGGTCGGGTCTCGCGCAGAGGTCTTTCACGGGAATGCCAAGCGAACGTCTGGGCGCCTGGTGAAGGATGACCTCATGAAGAACAAGGCGGGGCGCATCGTGTCGAAACAGAAGCATGCGGCGGGGAAGGTGGCGCTCAAGTATCTTCATGCCAAGGGCTACATTGCGGTAAAGGGAAAGTTTGGGAGTTCACGAAAAGTTGACAATGTCGTTGTTGTTGACACCGTAGTTGCTGACACTGCTGTTGCACCTATAGTTGCAGCCGCCGTTGTTGCTGCGACGTGAGTGGAGGGTGCACGCGTAACACTCGTTTTCAAGCCGAACCACAAAAGTATCTAGCGTATCCCCATTTCTCGCGGCAGTGGCTTGAAGGAGATTGCGCGTGTAGACTCTTATGTCACGGGAAGCACCATCTGTGACAAAGCGTTTCGGCTCCATATGAACCCCGCTATAGACCCCGCTGTCCGACGTGAGCCGACTCGAGACAACGCAAGACAATTGAATGAAGTAAAACTTCCCGAAATCGATTCTCTGCCAAAATCCAACGCGGCTCGGCCTCCCGCCTTGCATTCGACCTCCTGAAGCGCGGCGAAAAGTCCGGGCGTTTGTCCGATTCGAATTAAAAAAGATCCGAAAGTCAATCTGAAAATGTCGTCAACCTACTCGACGTTTGCGTGCGGCGAGGACGAGCCAGAGCCACCGCAGCCACCGATGGCATCGATGGCACCGCCGCCACCGCGCATGCCGCGCCGCTCGACATCGGGCCCGGCACCGCCACCCTTTGCGCGGCATGGCTGGCAGGGCGGCAAGCCCCCGCCGGGCTCTCTTCGCCAGGACATTGCGGCGCGCGCCGCGGTGCAGGAGGAGGGCGACTTTAGTGACGACGAGGACTACCTTCGTGGCGACCAGCTGATGAAGCGCCACAAGGACGAGGAGAAGAAGCGGCGCAACAACGAGGTTGTTTGCATCTGCGACGGCCTCCCGCGCGCAGCCTGCCCTGTGCACGGCAGCAAGGGCAATAGCCGCTCTTTCCTTCGGGAGGAGGACTCGGATGAGGAGGAGGAGGAAGATGACGAGGAGGAGTGGAGCGCCAGCATGCCGCCTCCACTGCCACCCTCGGTGCTGGGCCACGGCGCCGCCATGGCTCCCATGGCAGCCTTTGTGGCTCCTGTGGCTTCGGCGTCTGGCGCGGTGCCTTCGAACGCCTCGGAGTTGATGGGCAGCGCAGTGCGCGAGGCCTTCCTGTCGGGCATCGAGCAGGGCAAGAGGATGCAGCTGCCCACGCAGTGCAAGACCTGCGCCGTGCGCAAGGAGCGCAACCGCGTGGCTGCCAAGGAGTCGCGGCTGAAGAAGCGGCGCGAGGCGGAGACTGTGTCTCACCGCAGCCAGGTGGCGCGCGCAGCGGATGTTGCCGCTTCGAGGGCGACCATCGCGCGCGCTGCTGCGGGAGGGGGCGCGGCGGACGACGAGGCACCGGAGCCGCCTCCCTTTTAGTGGTGCACACGCGACAACCCCGCCTTCTCTAGTAGCTTACTAAGTGAGTCGATGTGCTTATTCCGTAGGACCTCGAAAAGCCTAAAGAGTGACACCAACCCCTTTTTGTAGGCTTCGTCTCGGTGTCGCCGACACAAGTCAATTTGATCAAACAGATCAAGCCCATACGCCAAGTCTGGCTCGTCCCATAACTGCATCCTTAAAACCGAATACCCAATCTCCAGCTGACGTTGGTCCACGTCGGCTGACGACATGCCGAAACTTATGACGAAGATGCCGTGTGGCAAGCCGACCGTGCGTCTGATGACGCTCAAGAATTGCGAGTCTACGGCGCCTAAGTTTGGCATAAGCGTTTTCGAGACGAGTGTTGCGTTGGTGACCCCATCGCACCATTGGTCATATGAGCTTGACAGCCTGCCTGCCCCTCGGCCACAAGACGTGCATGGGATGCCATGGGAGACAGAGAGCAACATTACGTTTCGTAGCTTTCGTCAACGGCTCCCGGCAGAAGTGACACCCGAGTCAATCTATACGCACATTGCCTTGCCAGCCTTGTCCTTGCCAGTCACAAATGCACAAAAAACACCCGAATGGTTTCAGGCTCGCGCGTTTGCAGTGACTGCCAGCAACTTTGGTGGGACAAGCGACAATGCCGAGACGCTTCTCAGGACAAAGACGTATCCTCTTCGTAATGGCTTCAGGGGTAACTCGTATACGGAATGGGGCTCTATGCACGAGAAGCACGCTGAAGAGGCTTTTTTAGCGTTTCTTTCTGAGCGCGCGCCAGAGGGATATATACTGGAGCACCCGGCCCATCTTCGCGACCCTCTACGCCCTTTCCTTGGCTTTAGCCCAGACGCTTTGCTTTGGGACAAGGAGCGGACTGAGGTTGACCTTGTGGAGTATAAGTGCCCTGCTGCGCGTCGCTCAGGCCCAGGCCATCCTTACTCGAGCGATAAGCTGAATGTACCCTCGCGATATATGGCGCAAATCCAGGGCAGTCTTCACCTTCTCCGCGCTTTGAACCCCGGCGTCCGTTGTGTCCGCGCGTGGTTCGTTGTGTGGCAGGCGCATCAGTTCCACGTGACTCACGTGCCCTACGTAGACCAATACGCCAGCAAAACCGTTGACCAAGCGGAAACATTTTTTAGGGGTCGCTTCCTTCCAGCGTGTGTCGACGCTGTGCTGACGCGTGAGAAGACTATGTTGACGTTTAAGTCAGAAGAGGACTGTTTTGAGTTTCACGAGACTGCCTCTGTGACCAGCCTCTGCACAAGACCGGTGGCACCCTTTGAGGCTGCCTCGAGCAGCTCCTCGCCAGCATGCTCTAGCACGCCCCTGTTTGCGGTGGTCTGCTCAGCCACAAACTTGTCGAGCTCCTCAAACGCATCATCGACAACATCGTCAACAACCGCTTCAGTGGCTGGAAATGTAGAATGAACCCAGGCCAAGACCACACGAGTGATCCAAGGAACAAGGTACATGCTAAAGTCACGGAGAACCACATAGATCAAAACGATCTGGATGCACCACTCAAGGAAATGAAACTGGAGCGGCTGCACCCGCACATAGGTTGTGACTGGCGGCTGGGACGGCGGAGGGATAGGTGCAAATGAGGGGAGAAAGAAGCTCATCTTGTCCTCGCGTTAGTTTACTGATGTCTGCTGATTGTGTCTAACAAATCGGAAGATGTTCAAGATTGGCTCTTTTGACGAAAACAACGATCAGTTTCAGCCGATTGCAGTCTTGCACTCAAAAACTTCACCGCGTGATGGGCTGTGTCTCCTAGTTGATTCAAAGCAGCGCTCAATCATTCCGACGCGCGATGTGGTTCTTCCTGAAGGCGAGTTTTTCGCTTTGGAACCAACAAACCTTGAAAAGGGTCGCGATGTCATCATGGTTGGTGGGAAGTCAGGAAGTGGAAAGAGCCACACGGCACGAAACTTTGCCACTCGGTACCACATGCTGTGGCCAAGGCGGCCGATTCACCTCGTTTCATACCTCAAGCAAGATGACACACTTGATGCTCTAAAGTTTTTGAAGCGGTTGGACCCAGCGGTCGAATTCCGAGATGGCCCTCCAGGACTGGAATTCTTCAATGATTCACTGACAATCTTTGATGACATTGAAGGCTTTCAGCGGGATGACCCAGACATGCACGACATGCTTCAACAGACAATTGACATGATTGCAACCACTGGCCGTCACAACTCGTCGTCGCTGCTCGTAGCTTCGCATCTTCTTACCGACTATAAACGTACACGCCTCTTTCTCGGTGAGGCTCAGAAATTTGTTCTCTTTCCTAATGGATGCAGCATGAAGCAAATGACAAACCTGCTCGGTCTTTATGGTGGATGTGATACAGACGAGCTGCGCCGCATCCGACGCTTGCCAAGTCGTTGGGTGGCTCTGTGCACCACGTTTCCTTCACTCGTTTTGTATGAGTCTGGGTGTTATCTTCTCCATACCGACCACAATTCTGAAGCAGCGAAGCCACGAAAGCGCCCTCGCTCTTCGTCTGAGACTGAGGATGATACTGAAGAGGCCACAACTTCTACAGCCCCTGTGCCTGCACCAACCTCCAAAGGATCTGAAAAGTAGAACACTGTGGGACAAAATGGTAAGTTTGGCGGGTGATGTCGCGCCAGAGAGGTTCGATGGGTTTTACGGCCAAACGGCGCCGGCGGCAGACCTGATGCGTCGGCAGTTTCAGGATATTCCCAGCGCTGATTTCCTCGTGAGACAGGGCGGTCTACATGCTGGATTCGCGAAGCCTCGTACAATGCTTCGTAATATTGATGGGTTTTCGAACTCTTCAACAAATTTTAAGACTGTCCAGAATGCGCCCCAGTTTATCCGCATGCGGTACCAGCACCTTGCCCAGCGCAATGCACAGAGGGCTGCTCGCGACCTTGAGGAAAACCGCAAGAAAATCCACTATCTGCAGGCAACTGAAGGTGCTCGCAGGGAAGCTCGGAGCACCAAGGTGAAGGGCTCGCCTTACAAGAGCGAGGCAGCTGGGCTAAAGCTAAAGCAGGCGCTTCGGTCTGTCCTTTACAAGGGCGACTATCGCATGCAGAGGGAGACTACGCGCTCAGTCAAGCAGAAAAAGGCGCTTGACAAGTTTTCTGGTCGCAATAGCGACGCTCTTCTGCGAAAGATTGCCAGGGTCGAGGAGCCTCTAGACAATGAGGATTTGGATGAGCTGAAGGCAGCAGACCGAGTTCTTCAGAGACAGCTTTCAGCTGTTCCAGCAGCTGCTGATGCAGCGCCGGAGACTGTCGAAACACTTCGCCGCGCTGCATCTATGCGGCAGCTGGTCTAATAAATGTTCGTAAACGTGGATTGATCCACACTCTGACACCTTCTAATTTCGCTTCCTTCCCTTTTCAGGCCCGTCGCCGCGGTCGTGGGTTTCTCGACACCCTCAAGGCGGGTGCAACGAAGGGTCTTGCACTTTCAAAGAGCTTGGGTGGTGCTACAATGCTCAAGAATCACAGTAACCCTTACGCCAAGCTTGCTGGTAGTCTGCTTGAGATGGCTGGTGGCCGCAAGCATCATCGCAAGGGCCGGAAGGTGTACCACCGCCGCCGCTAGATTGGATGAAAAGTTTGCAGACTTTGTGTTCAAGAGTCCACAACAATTCGTGGTTAAACATGGACCCCGACGAGGGCCTACGTAGGTTTCGCGTGGCTCAGCAGGAGCTGGCGGCTGAGGAGGTAGCCATAAGGCAGCAGGCCTATGCTACGGCTTCTTCGCGTCGAGTGGTAGGGTTGATTCAGCAGTCAAATGCAGTGCACAGAGGCATGCGCCCTGAAGAGGAAAACGTACAGCTCGTTCAGCGTTTTTACCATGTTGCGCCACCTCCGCTTGTTTTTGTCGGGGAATATGCGAAGCCTGTCCTAGATGCCAATGCCATGAGTTCTATGACTCACGCAAGCGCATTTAACACCGATGCGATTTATCGAGGTTTTGGTAACCCTACCCAGGAGGCGGAGATTGCCCTTCACGAGGGTGTTGCTAGCAAGTACAAGGCCCGAAAGTTTCCAGCCATCACACCATATACAGGTTCGATCTTTGAGGCAAAGCCTCTTGACGACCCTTCACCAGAAGAGCAAAGGCTTCGAGATCAGGAGGCCGAACAGCAGGCAGAAGAGGAGGGAGGTGGAGGTGGTGGTGATGGGAATGGTCCAAGCGCCAATACCCCCGGTTCCTCGTTTTCACCTGGTGGGCCTGCCCGCCGGATTGACACCGGTATATCATTTTCATCCCCTACAGGCCCTACAGGTCTTGACGCTGCTGGTGTCAGACAGGGCACTGATGAACAAACGGATATTACTGCAAATACTCAAGGGTCGGTTCTTCCTTCTGTACAGCCACCACCGCCACCTGGTCCCCAGCCAGATACACCCAATCAAAAAGCACTTAAGGCTGCTGAGGCTTCAAAGCAGGCAGCAGAGGAAAACGCAAGACAGGCTCTTGCTGCTTCAAGAGAGGCAGACGCGGCGGCAGAAGCTGCTGCAACAAGTTTTTTGGGTAAACTTTCGCCAGTTAAGACACGCGCAGACAGAGCGGCTAAAGCTGCAAAAACTAATGCAGAAAAAAATCAGGCATATTTGGAGAAAGTAGATGCTGAGGTTGCTCGTCTCATGGCTGCAGTTGCAGTTGAAAATCAAGCTGCTGGTGTCCGCACTCGAAACCAAAGTCAGGAAGCCGCAAAAGCTGTAGAGGCTTCTCGAGCTGTTGGCGCCCCTGGCCCTCTTCCAGGCTCAGCTGCAGCAGCTGCTCCTCTACCAGCTGCAGCAGCTGCTTCCCGTCCATCTGTACAAGTAAAAATCGGCCAGCCGCTGCCAGGGGTAAAGAGACTACTAACCGCACCTCGAGTTCCCGTTTCAACACAAGTCGCACAGCTTATTCGTACTGCTGCAGAACAGGGTATTGATAGCGCCCCAGCGGCAATTGCATCCGTTGTTGGGGCAATTACAGGCTTCCTGGTTCAGCAGTGGAAAGCTGCACCTGACGTAGCATCCAAGAACGCGGCTCTCGATAATGCAGCAGCTGCTTTCGCTATTGCACGAGCGCAGGCAGCTAGAGAAAATGTTGATCTAGCGCCTCTCGAAGGAAACATACAAAACGTTGGCACAACAGCTCTAGGAACGTCAGCCTCTCCGGAATTAATCTCAGGACTTGAAACTGCCATTAATAAGTCAAGGTCCCTTGCTGCTGAAGCTATTCCTGACGTCCCAAACATCTTTTCTCCTTCCAAGCCAAGAGGCAATGCAGCATCAGCTGCACCGGTTGCTGAACCTGATGGTACAGAAACCGAAGCTCAGGCAGCTGCTCGACGGTCCACTTCCACAGCAGCTGCTGCGGCTGCCCCGCCTCCTGCTGCTGCAGCTGCCGCGCCTCCTGCTGCTGCAGCTGCCCCACCTGCTGCTGCAGCTGCCCCGCCTCCTGCTGCTGCGGCTGCCCCGCCTAGCCCTCTTCAAGCTGTGGGAGTGGATGTTCGTAAGACGGTCCTAGGTGAGTTCAGTAAAATCAAGGCAAGCCTGTTTAACAAGAGCAAGGAGGCTATGGCTTTACTCAAGCCTGCACTCACACAGGTCCTCCGGATTCTTGCGATGGAAACTAAACTGCCTGCAGATAAAGTAACGCAAGCAGTGGATTACATGATAGAAACCACTGAAGATCTAGGCAAAGCCGATAAGACTAGGGTGATCAAGAGGATGATCGAGATGTCCATGCAGTCGAGTCCTCTCTTTGTTGGAGACGGACCTCATCAACTGAAACCGCCCAAAAACAAGGTAAACCCTGATCCGTTTTTGTCGAAGACGGTACCGGGCCCAGTGTCTGGGGTAATGGGTGGGTTTGGCAAACCGATGTCTGCAAAGCGGCCACGGTTCGAGAAGGGTTCGGATGAGGCAAGGGCTTACATGGCGGAATTGAGGGCGAAGAGGCGGAAGTAGGGTTTTGTGTTGAATCGAAGTGAAGTAGTATTTGGCGCCGGGCGTCCGTCCGCTGTCTTAGGTTCACTTCGATTCGGTCAGCCGCCCG